TCACCCTGGCTGAGTTGGGCATCGTCGCAGCGATGGATCCATCGAAAGCCATCGTTTGCTGCCCGGAAGGCTACTGGCGCAAGGGCAACGTTGATGTGATTTGCCAACGCTACGGCATCACGCAAGTCGAGTCTCTGTATGACCTCGCACGTGCTTTGGTGGCTGCTATCTAAAAAAGCCACTAGACTTCTCGTCAAGATGGGCGTATGATTCGCCTATCTTGACCTTAAACTATAGAAAGACTACATCCATGACTGTCACCGCAACCCGTCCAGAACACCTCCTGTGGGAGGAGCGTTACCGCCCAAGCCGCCTGGCAGAAGTCATCATCCCAGAGCACCTGAAGAATACCCTCCTGAAGAGCATCCAGGAGGGCGGCGTGCCGTCGATGTTGTTCTACAGCCCATCCCCCGGCACCGGCAAAACCACTGTGGCGAAGGCCGTCTGCGAAGAGCAGGGCATCAAGCCCCTGTTCATCAACGCCTCGATGGATAATTCCATCGAGGACATCCGCGTGAAGGTCGTTCAATACGCAACGACTGCGAGCCTGTTCAACCAGAACAAGAAAGTGGTGATCCTGGATGAGGGCGAACGTCTGTCCGTAGCCGCTCAGGACTCCCTGAAGGGTCTGGTTGAGCAGGTCAGCTCTAACTGCTCCTTCATCATCACCTGCAACGCCAAATCTCGTATCATCGAGCCGCTGCGATCGCGCTGTGATGAGTATGACTTCGTGTACAGCAATCAGGAACAAGTCCAGCTCGCCGCGCAGATGTGTAAGCGTGTGTTTGAAATCCTGGCTCTGGAAGGTGTGACCTATGACCAGGCGTCTGTGATCCAGGTTGTGAAGAAGTTCGCCCCGGACAACCGCAAGATTCTGAAGACCCTGCAGGTATACGCCAAGGGCAACGACAACGTCATTGACGCCGGCATTCTGGGCCGTCTGGCTGGTGCTGATACTGCCGCCCTGATCGAAGCCATGAAGGCGAAGAAGTATGATGAGGTCAAGACCTGGTGCGTGAACAACTTCGAGCGCCTGGGTGACGACTTCTACGGCAAGACCTTCAAGACGTTTCAGAGTGTCCTGGTCCCTCAGTCGATCCCTCAAGCCATCCTGATCTTGAACGACTATCAACGCCACCACGCCACCGTCCCGGATCGTTATGTGCACTTCCTCGCACTGATGACGACTCTGATGATGGAAACATCGTTCAAGGCGTAAGGAGCGATCATGGGAGCGCCCACTTTATTCGACTTCCTGAAGGCTATCAACGAGAACGGGGGCAACCCCGCTCTGTTGGAGTCTGAAGAAGCCTTCAAAGCGTACAACCCGTTCATCATCAACCGTGGCGTTGCACAGTCGCTGAACACGGTGTTGTTCGCCCAAGAAGCAAACAAGGCAGTCATTACCGACAAGGAAATGCACTATGCCTATCTGTTCCACTCCGTGAAGAAGTCCAAGCGCTTCTCGAAGTGGCCCAAGAAGGAGGAGACCAGTGAAGATCTCCTGTTGGTACAACGCGCATACCAGGTGAACCTGGAACGAGCAGCTGAGCACTTGAAACTACTGTCTCCTGATGATCTGACATTCCTGCGTGGATTGGAAGACAAGGGTGGTCAAATGGGAAGGAAGAAAGCATGAACATGAACGACATCAAAACCGTACACCCCTACAACATCATCAGCCAACGCGGTCTCTCGCTGGCAGCTGTGATGGACCATATGGTGGAAGTGAAGCTGGTTGGTGACGCAGACACAGTGTTCCGCCGTATCCGGGAGACCCTGCAGCGCATCGGTGTGGAAAGTACCAAGCGCGACAAGACCCTGATACAGACCTGCCATATTCTCCACAAACAAGGCCGGTACTACATCTGCCACTACAAGTTCCTGTATTGCCTGGACGGTGGCGAGAACCACATTGGTCAACATGACATTGACCGCCAATCGAAGATCATCAGACTGTTGATGGACTGGAACATGGTGGAAGTTCTGAAGCCTGAGATGATCGTCATCGCCAGCCGCTCGAACCTGGGTGACTTGAAGGTGTTGTCCCACGGCGAACGTGCTGAGTGGGAAATCCAGACTCAATACCGCATGGGTCGTCGCTATGAGTTCCCTGGCGAGCATGATTAAGCTGGTGATATTCGGCTCCCGGTCTATCAAGGATCGTGACCTGGTGTTTGAAGTCATCGCTCGAAAGCTGGTTGAACTGGAGTTGACCATTGAAGACATCGATGAGGTGATCGTTGGTGGTGCTGGCGGGATTGACACCCTGGCAGAGGATTGGACACGCGCCAATTACCTCCCAGTGAGCGTTCTGAACGCGGATTGGACACCAGGCGGGAAGCTGGATCGCAGTGCAGTGATCAAGCGCAACATTGACATGGCTCAGCGTGCTCAAGTTGGCATTGGCATTTGGGACGGCGAAAGCCCCGGAACCCGCCATATGCGTGACTACATGGACAAGTTGAGAAAACCATGTGCTATGTGGAAGCCTCCTCAACTGGAGCTACCGTTGCCAATGCCCGCCAAGGCAAATCCCACCCAGGGATCACTGTTTGACCAGTTCCAATGAACAAAAGTCCCGGCAAAAGCTGGGACTTTTTATTTTTCACTTTACTTTTTCCTAAGTTGAGGGATAGAATACGTCATATTGTACTTGACTCTCTATCCACACGAAAGGAATTGACCATGAATGCTGTATTGAACTCCGCTCCCTACAACGCTGCTCTGAAACACCGCTTCTCCCGCGTATTGGAGAATGGCACTGAGGTATTCGCCATCATCGCCTCTGACTGCTACAATGAGAATGCGCGCTTCAACCAGGGCATCACCTTGGAGTTGAGCTTGATGCCGAACTTCCCGACTGTGGGCAAGACGGTCGCAGACCTCCTGTTGTTCTACAGTAACGCCACTCAGGCTGACGTGGAACGTGCTCTGGGCGAACACCTTCAGGCAGGCGGGTTGGACAAACTTGCTCTGGTGCGTGACCACTGGATCAACCTCCAGGGTGGCCCGGAAGCCCCAGCGCCCCGCGTGGTGAGTGAAGACTTCGTTGCGAAGGCGCGTGGCTTCGTGTACAAGGTGTTTGCTGCGATCCAGCCCGAAGACGGCGCTGAAGCCTTCAACAAGGTTTGGTACTTGGAGAAGAAGCCCACGGACAAACAAATTCAGTCGTGGCTGAAGATGAGTAAGAGCAAGGTGTTGGATCAGTATGAAATAACAGTGCTCTAAGCCAAAAGAAAAATGCCCCTGGGACTATCCCAGGGGCATTTTGTTTTAGCGCCTCCGATCCACGCGGATTGTCTCGGTGACGATGTCAGGACGGTTGGCGAACATGAATTGAATCTCGAACACGATGCCGTGTAAGTCCTCAGTGCGGAATACATTCACATCGATCAACTCAATGCGCTTCTCGTGATTGTTGATAGTCTCCTCGATCCGGCGCTTGGCGTTGAAAACAATCAATGCGCTGTTGCTCTCGAACAGAAGGTCATCCAGACCGCCCCCAATATCATTCTCCATCACGAAGTCTCCCTCAGAGGCCATCACACAGTTCCGTAGGGATTGCATGATAGCCTTCTCGTTGATCTTCATCACGAAGTCGCGGGTCACAGGATGGACAGTGAGGTTCAAGTCAAAGTCCACATAGTGCACCTTCGTGCCGTCAGCCCTGTCGCTGTAGAAGTTTGCTGCCATTTTCGTTCCTTATGTTAGGTCAGGACAGTCCATGTCGTCCCGTTGCTTTGAGCACGTTTCAGAGCGCCTGTGTTGTCGATATACACAGCGACCGTCCCGGAGGGCACTGCGCTGGCCGCGCCCAGCTCTGCGGTGCTTGCGATTGGGGTGAACATCAAAGCCTTCGCTGGGGCTGATGTGACAGGGCCATCCAGTTTGATGGAAGGAGCCTTGATAGTGACCTTGACGTCTGAGATGATCTTCAACTCCTCGCCGGAAGCAATCTCACGCTCACCCAGGTTATGATCAAGCACGTCGCCACCCGACTTCATCACGCGGTCTTGGTTCACTGTCAGAATGTCATTGCCTTCAATCTTGGTCTCGCTGTCGCTGACAACCTCAGTGATCAAGTCAGTGAAGTCTTCGGAGAATCCAAGTGATGACTCACCATTGGTGGTTGAAATCGGAGTGAAGTCCACAGACCCATCGTAAGCGCCATAGTCAGCCAGGCTTGCCCAACTGCCGCTCAACATAGAGCCGGTCTTGGGTTTGTACTTGCCAGGGCCCAATCCACCAGCCTTCAGAGACCAATCTGCGCATGCGGCATGATCGGCATGGTCAGCGTCACGTGCTTTGAGGTCTGCTACAGCGCCTGAACTCTTGTCGCCTGGTCGCATCTTGATCATTTGACAACTGATGATAGGGATGGTGGCATGTTCACGAGCAACAACCTCAGGGGAGTCGAGCTGGATCTGTGAGTCATTCTTGAGGGTGATAGTTGAACCTGCCTCAATCACTTTCTCACTGCCGATCTTCTCATATGATTGACCACCTGTCTTGGTTGTCTCATCACCTTTGATATCCCGGAACGAGTTGCCATTCACAAACAAGTATGCATCCTTGATGGCCTTCGACACCATAGTGCCGTCCGGTTGGAACTCAGTGTACGTGCCTGAACGATGGTACCAGTGGAGGCGTTCAGCAGAAGGAGTGTCATCAATCTCAATGACGTGACCAGAACGGGATTCATGAGCCTGGTTCCATGGATATTGAGCTTGTCCCGCCGCAATCGGCTCTTGGATCGTGGTGTGCTTTGGATCAACTTGATCAATTGGAGGCTTGGCTTGTACTTCCAGCTGATTGTCATCGCCGGTTCCTGGATCAGTTGGGTCAGTGTTGACCTTGGTGCCGTCAGGCAGGTCTGACAACACAACCAGGGCCAACTCATAAGCCGTCTTGCGCTCTGCCAGTCCTTGTGTACCTCCGTTGATGCGACGACAGACTGTATCAAAGTCAGCAGCATCAGCAGGACGATTCAGACCTTTGGAGTCCCAGAACCAAGCCGCAGACCGGATCGCGCCTGCCTTCGTCAACAGGTAGTCAGAGTTGGCGCCAAGACAAGACACACCTGCCCTGGTGCATGCTTCATAGTTGGACTTGCCGGTCAGCTGAATACAACCACGACCGCGATATGCCCAACCATCGCCGGTGTCCTCAGAGCCATTCCCCATACGCGATCCATACACGCGATTGGCAATCAATTGAGGCTTGCCTGCGTATTGGTCTGCTGTATCCTTGTCCTTGAAGTATTTGGGGAACACTTGGAGCAGACGCGAGGAGCTGTAATTGAGGTTCTCTGCGAGGGTTCCCAGGGAGCCGGATTCAACCTTCACGTTTGCGAGGAAGGCTGCTAAGCGGAACACTGTGTTGATTTGGCGCTCATCGCAAGCCTGTTGAATATATGGGTGCCACTCCCCGGCCTTGCTGTCGCTGATCTCAAAGATTTTGCGGACATGTTCCTGGGAGAGTACCTTTGGACCATCAGTGATAGCCATGTGTTATCCTTTCTTGTCGAAACCAGGAGGCATACGAGCAGCCACAACAGCACTCAATGGGAATGAGCTGTTGGTGACCTCGCCTCCGTTCTGTGCGTTCTTGGAACCCTGGTTGCCGCCAACAACCTTCACACGCCCATTCTCAACCCCTGTGGCGAAGCACACGTGACCTGAGTTGGGACCACGATTACCTTGGATCACAACAATGGCTCCGTATGGGATGGATGTCTTGTCACCAAGAACATCAACTCCATACTTGTCCCAACTGCGTGCATTGGCAAGCATGGTTCCCTTGAGGCTGGCTTGGAGCAGGACCCAGTTCGCAAAAGAGGAGCACCATGGAACCTCACCGCCCCATGTAGAGGAGCCGCCGCCCTTGGTGTGATACTCCTTGATCTTGTCTGGGTTGTCTGTCTCATTCACTCCCACTTGCTGGACTGCGAATGGCATCCATGGTGTGTCCGTCCGGGTCTCTGGAGGTGGTGGAGGTGGGACACCTTGGTCAATTGGGGCTTGAACCTCCGATGTAGTGCGGTTAGCGACTTTGTCAGCAACAGGCCCGTAACCAGAAGGCATCTTGCCGTCGCCACCAGACCCTTCGCCCAAGACATCGACTTGCGCCCCGGTCTTGCCGCGCACCAACACATTGGTGTCGTGATTGGTTGTATTGCGAGGGTACTCACCCTTGGGGTCACGGAACCCTCCAGTGGATGGTGACTTGCGGAGACCGCCTACAGAACCCAACACAATCCACTCTTGGAGCAGGTCTGGGTCTTTCGGGAGGAGTACAACCATGTTGCCATTGACCATCCCGGTAGGTGAGACCCCTACGCCTGAGATGAATGGGTTGGGTAGAGGCATGAGTGGTTCACACCACGGCAGGGTATCAGTGGGGACAGCGTTGGTGTCCTTGTTGTGGATGCCGAAGATGCGCACCCTCATGCGACCGAAGAAGAATGGGTCATTCACATCTTCCACGATCCCATAGTACAGATTTTCTAGCTTGATCATCAGCTGATCCTATTGGGTGATATGTAGTGTTATACTTAGTCGTTGTTGGGCGGAAAATATTTTTAAAAAATTTCGATAAACCACTTTACTTGATCAATATTGTGACGTATAATTCTCTTCATCGGTTGAGAAAGACCGAACCTCTAAACCACTGAAAGGAACTTTATCATGACCGCAGCTAAACTGAACCTGACCGCAAACGAACAAGCAGCAATCAAGGCTTTCTTCGACAGCGAATATCACAGCAGCGATGTGACGATGGCTAACAAGGCCAACTTCACCGATGGCGGCACCTGGACGTTCTCGGTGTCGGATCACTTCCCAGGCACCCCACGCTCCTACAGCGGCGTTGCTTCCTCGATGGTGAAGAAGGGTCTGTTCAACGTATCGGAAGGCTCCAAGGGTGAACCGAACAGCGCCGGCACCACCCTGACTGACCTGGGCTGGTTCGCTGCGATCGCTCTGGGTTATGTGACTGACGCAACTCCAGCCCAACTGGCCGTCGCAGAAGCCACCCTGCGTTCCAAGGGTCTGATGGAAGCTGCCAAGTTTCTGTCGGCTGACGACAGCGCAAAGCTGCTGGATGAAGTTCTGGGCGACAAGCCAACCCCAGCAACCAAGGTTGTGACGTCTGCCGCTCCTGTGACTCCTGTCGTGACCGCCTCCGGTAAAGTGAAAGTGAACTGGTCCTTCACCGGCTACAACGCCGACAACAGCGTGGCCTTCTACAAGGAATTCATGAGCGTGTCCAGCCTGAACGTGATGATCAACGCTGAGGACTTCTTCAAGAAGAAGGGCGTGGACATCGACACCGCAGCCGCCCGCATCGAAATCAAGCGCGTGTAAGCGGAACCTGACCCCGGCAACGGGGTCAAATTTATTTTTGGAACCCACTTTACTTCCTCAAGAACGTGGGTTATGATATCTTACATATCAACCCACTGAAGGAGAACCACATCATGAACAAACAAGAAAAAGCCCAGTCGCTGCTGGCCCACATTCTCTGGGGTGCTACCCTGAACTGTGATGTTGACAACATCCAGACCGGCTTCACCATCGAACCACACAGCATCCAATACAGCTGGGCTTCCATCAAGCTCAACTCTGAGAGCGAGGCAACGATCATCAAGGCCATCCACAGCGACGGCTACGGCAAACAACCAGGCGCTCCACTGTACGTATCGCAACGTACCCTCCGCATGGGCTCGGCCATCAGCCTGACCGTTGAAGACGGCATCCTGATGTTCTCGGTTATGGTGTTCTGATGAAGTACATCATGTTCACCCAAACCATTGGCGAGGGAACCGTGCGCCAAGTGCCGATCCTGTTCCCGAACAGCCTCACCCACTCCTTGGTTGCGGAGGCACTGTTACAGTCGCCTGAGTTGGTCGGCGCAGCTGTTACCTCTGCCGGTGAGTTCTCCAGCATGTCTCTGTCTGACGTCGAGTTGCACGGCAAGAGCGATAGCCTGAAGTTGGAGTCCTTGTCCACCGACAGCGCTGTACTCCCGATGAACGACTATCTTCATGGAATGTGATCATGGCTGACCATAACTTCAAGACCAATCAAATCGTCAAGGGTCGCAAAGCCGGCACTTTCGTGATCCTGGGTTTCCGCTTGATCGGTGGCGTGCAACACGCCCAGCTCAAGGAAGTCAACCCCAAGAACCACGCTGAAACGAAGCCGGGTGAGTTGGCCCTGCCTGTTGACGCGATCCTCCCTCTGTAAGGAGCAGTGATGAAATTCCTGAAACTCTGGTGGCAATATGTCCTCATCTTCCTGACCAACTGGGAGGGTCTGGGCAATGATCTGAGCCTTATCAAGGACGCAGTGGTATTGGTGTTGTTGCTCCTCCTGCGCCTGTCCCTGACTTTGATCTTCCCGATCACCGCCCTGTTCTACGCGATCGTGGACACGTTCTGGCCCCGGAAGACCAGCACATACGATGACGAGTAGATTCCACTTTACTTGAGCAGGTTGATGGAGTATAATTGTTCTCAGTTGTACAACATCAACCTGAAAGGAACTACAGCATGAGCCAAACTGATCCATTTTCCCACCATGCCTGGAAAGAGGCCGTGAAGTCTGAGCATGGCGATGCCGTCATGTTCTTCTACAACGAGAAAGGTCACCACGTTGGCCTTTACGGGACTGATACTGTGGGATTCTTCGCGCCTGGTGGGGTATGTACTGTCCACTCCTCGAACGATGAAGGGCGGTTGGAATTCCCGGCGATGGACTACATGATCATTCAAGTCCCGTTCCAACAGCTGTAAACAAAATGCCCTGGGATCGCTCCCAGGGCATTTTTCTTGTCTGAATTCCACATCAGCAATTTGACTTAGGTCAATTTTAGGCTCTGTCTAGGACAGGCTTAGAAAGCCACAATCCACAGGGCCACACCAGGGGTCAGCTATGGACTTCTACACCACCGTCTTCAGCTGGTGAAACAGTACAGCGCTCGGTGATCTCAGTGCCGGACAGATACACGTCCACACCCTTGTTCAAGTCCTCCATCTCAGCTGTGGTCAACAGCTTCCCGGCGATTTCCTCAATCAGTCCGTTGGTGACCTTCTTCATGATCTCAACCTGACGGGCGTGCTCTGAGGTCTTCGCCCCGGCGACCCAACCCGCTTCGTGCAGCATCAGATAGGTGTGGCGTGAGCCAATGATCTTCTTGTGACCACTCAACCAGATCATGGCTGCGGCTGAGCAAGCTTCAGCGTCCAGGATGGTGATGACCTCCCCGGCTGAGGCGCGGATCGCGTTGATCACTGCCAAACACACATTCAAGCTACCGCCTGGGGAGGCGATGTGAATGACGATCTGTTGACCAGGGGAGGCGTAGCGGATGGAGTGAATCATATCCACATAGTCCAGCTCCTCCTCGATCTCACCATAGATGTAGAACACCTGGTCGTCAGGCAGTGGTACGCTAAAGCTGGGGACTATGTCATCCATACCTTGTTGAGCCATCAACAGCTTCTGGAGAGGGTGTTGAGCAGTCGGTTGTTTCGTTTTCCGTTGGTGGCGCATGGTTGGTTCCTTCATAAGTAGGTTGTTGTGTTACATGAATATATAGGGAGGAACAATGAGCATTATCCCAAGAAACTCCACGCGCCGGAAGACATTGCATATGTACATTGGCGATGACGTCGCACGCCGTATCTCTGTGGTTGATGAGGAAGGTGAGTTGGTGAGGTTCGACAAGTATCAACCAGCGGTCATCCGCTTCAAGTCCTACCAGGACGACAAGCCATTCCTGGAACATCTACTGCACGTTGACGCAGACCCACGCTATATTTGGATTGAGCTGTTGGACTCGGAAGTTCCGAAGACCCACATGCGCTTCTCAGTGTACTTTGAGGTTGTGGGTATGGACGGAGAGGTTGAGAAGACATTGTGTAGCGGTCAAATTCATCGCCGGTAAAATACCACTTTACTTTCTCAATAGTTGAGGTATAATATCCTTCAGTCACACCAACTGAAAGGAACTACATTATGCCCAAATTCGTTTTCGACCCTCGCACTGGCGGTATGAAGATCGACAAGCCCGCCGCTCCTACTGCTGATGAGGTCTTCCGCAAGGTCAAGCGAGTGTACCAAGCCCGACTGGTCCACGCAGGAATGACTGATGAAGACGTCAAGGAAGTGATCAAGAAAATTGCGAGCGGAACCCGCAACCATCGCTACCTGGCCCCGACTGGTAAGTTGCATGAACGGCGGGACATCATCAGCTTCATAATGCGTGAGATGGAAGTCTGAACAAACAAAAGCCCCTGGAGTGATCCAGGGGCTTTTTCTTTACACCAACCCGTAACGGTGGCTGTCTTCGTCACCACCCCTAGTGGAGAGAGGTGAGCTTGAGTAGGTGTTATTGTTGACCACCTGTTGGTTGTTGTTAGTCGATGCCACAACCGGGGCCACAGGAGTCGCAGCAGCGCGTTCACTTTCCTTGATGGTCTGTGAGTTCGCCTCAGCCTTCGGAGCGAAGGATGCTGTTGGCTTCGTCACAGGACTCAGACCGCCAGCCGGTTTCGAGTCGCCGCCAGATGGCTTGCTCTCTGCACCGCCCTTGATTGACAAATCCAACCCTGCCATCTTGGCAAGAGCAGATCCACCAGGAATCGTCGTCAGGAATGTCTTCAACGCCAGCTTACCCAGATTCGTGATACCCTCCAGGAATGAAGTGCCGAATGAAGCCATCACAGCGTTCACGTCCTTCATTGTGTCATCGAAGAAGGCCATGACCTTGCCAGGGAGCTCATCGATGAAGGTTGCCACAGCCTTCTTGACTGTGTCTCCGAAGCTGGTTTGAATCCCGAACAGGCCCAGGACATCGTCCACCAAACTCACGAGACCGCCGATCACACTGCCAATGGCTGCTGAGAACTTGTCCCAGACCGTCAACAGCTTACCGTCTTTCCCAAGAATTGAGGCTGCGTTGTTCCAACCGTCCATGAAGTCAAACAATGCCATGACAATACCAACGACTTGACCAATGATAGGGATCATCTTGCCGCTAGACAGGAGCGTCTTACCCAGCCCCAGGAGTGGCTTCATGAACTTACCTACAAATCCAGTCACCGCAGTGAAGACAGTGCTGAGGGTTCCGAGGATACCGCCCTTGCCGATTGAACCAATGATACCGCCCAACAGGGAGCCAATACCATCACTCGACAAGCCTTTCGCCTTCTTCTCAGCAGAAGCCGGAACAGGGATATCACCACCACCACCAGCACCTCCCGGCTTCGCAGCTTGGAGTTCATTGCTGTTGTTCATGAGGCTTGAGCTCTGAGTCAACTTCAATTGCTCTTGGGTAGCGTCAGCGATGATACTCAGCTTGTCATGAATCGGATCCAACAAGTCCAGGTTCTTTGCCGCTTCAGCGAACTCCGATGGCTGCGGCGCTCCGGTACGGGATGCCAGTGCATGTTGAGCCAACTGATCCTTCTTGAAGTTCTTTTTCTCCTGACGGGTAGGTTTGACTGCCTCCTTTGTGATCTTCTGAGCCATCGGAGGTGGGCTAGGAGCAGCGATTGGCTCCGTCGCAGGAGTTTGTGTGGAGAGGCGTGTCACCAGGCTCAAAACAGCGTCTGTTTGCTTATCTGTAGACAACTTAATGGCAGACAAGTTCTCGTTCAGAGAGTTGTCATCCATACGGGTGGCGAGCTTCGACACCACATCCGTTTGTTTGTCAGCTGACTGCTTGATCGCCGCCATATCTTCCCGCATGGGTTGCAAGAATGGAGTGATGTCGATGATTTGGGCTTGTGGTTTGCCTTCCGGCGTCGAATCGCTCTTTGGGGTCGCCACAGGAGCCGGGTCATTGGCGGCTGGCTCCGGTTCCTTCGCAACACGCTGGACCTTGGCTGGCTCTTCATCGTCACCCTTCCCAAACGCCTTCTTGCCGAGTGAGAATGCTGCCTTCCCAAGATTCTGAGTCAACACGCCCACCTCACCGAAACTCTCAGCAAGGCTAGACTTGATGTTCTTCAGGGCTGCTTCACCGCCCTCATCCAGCTTGTCTCCAATCTTGGACCAGAGCTTGAAGCCCTTCTTGTTGTCGTTGACCAACTCCTCGATTTTCTCAGACAGGTTGTCGTCGCCATCGGAGGTGGTCTTGATCAATCGCTCAGCCTCAGTCTTCAAGTTCTGGAGGGTCTTCAGCGCTTGTTTCTGTTCAGATGGACTGCCCTTCAACTTCTTGGCCGCTTCTGAGAAAGAGGCTTTGATAGCCTCTTTCATCTCAGCAGACTCGTTTTGCTCTGCAGCCTTCAGACCCTTCAACTCATCTTGGAGTGTCGGGGTCTTGGGTAGTGGTTTAGCTGTCGGAGGTCTTGCTGCTTGGGGTCTGGTCTCTTGTGGATACCTGACTTGGCTCATCT